AATAAAGGCCATTTGTTGAATAGGCATTCTATCGCCATTAGGTAAAGCAGGCATTTCATCTAATGGCTTTACTTCATCATCAAATCTTAACTCTTGCTCATCAAAGCCAAGCATCTCTAGGTCCACATCCTCTTCTTTTAGCAACTCAAGCTCTGTCTTTAATAGCTCGGTATCCCAACCTGAATTAAGCGCAATCCTATTGTCGGCAAGAATATATGCCTTTTTCTGCACCTCTGTTAAATGCCCAAGCCTGATTGCAGGCACTTCCTTTAATCCTAGCTTGCGGCCTGCCATAACTCGGCCATGACCTGCGATAAGGCCATTGTCGGCATCTATGAGAACTGGATTAGTAAAGCCAAACTCTTTAATTGACCCTGCGATTTGCGCAACCTGCGTATCGCTATGAGTGCGAGCATTCATCGCATATGGAATGAGCTTTTCAATATCTATTAGCTCAACCTTCATTGACCACCTCAGGAGATAGCTTTGGCAATTTTTGATCGTGGTATGTATAGCTGAAAACCATCTTGCGGCCCTTGGCATTATTGCTAGGGATTTGCTCTCGGCTTAAATATCTATTGGCACGCAAATATGATAGTGCCATGCTAATCTCTGTGGCCTTTAGCTCAGGATGATGCTTGTTAATCTCATTGAGCGTTAAAGGTTTTTGCTCACGCTTAAATAAAGCTCTTACTTTTGATGCCGCATTACTTGATTGCTTTTGTTCCATGATGCCCTCACTTGTGATGTATGAGGTAATACTAACACAAAAGAAAAGAGTGATGGGTATCGGTATTCGATAAGAAGGTGGGGTGAGAAACCACGAAAGGCAGGTAATGAAAGGACCTGAAATAGTTTTTAGTCTTATTCAGGACTGAATCTCACCCCATAGATGGGTAGGCTACTCGCTACATCTATCTGCAATACAAACCTATACGGAAGTCGCACAATAGCATCCGCTTTTGCCCAATAAAAATTATAGCTTTAATAGCAATTTGTCGTGCAATTTCCATAATAGCAACAAGTGGTGCAAGTAACAAATTTGCCGCCTGAGTTAATTGTATGTGTAGAGCAGTTTGCATAAACGATTGTTGCTACTGCACTCAAAATTATACCTACGATTGCTTTTTTCATGTTGCTTCTCCTTGTGGTTACAAACTAAAATGGGATATCAGAGTCTATATCCGAGTCTTTCTGAGGCTCATGCTTTGGCTCGGCTTTTGGTGTTGCATCTGTTTTCGCTCCAAGCATAAGCATCGAAGTCGCTTTTATATCAGTCGAATACTTTTCAACTCCGCTTGTATCGGTCCATTTGCGAGTATGGATTGAGCCTTCAATGTAAACCTCTTGGCCCTTGTGCAAATACTTCTCCATAATTTCAGCAAGCGGCCCAAATGCGCTTACTCGATGCCACTCTGTATTTTCTACATAGTTGCCAGTTTTTTTATCTTTATATTTTTCGCTAGTTGCAATGCTTAGATTAGCAACTGCATCACCTGATTGTGTTCTGCGAACCTCAGGGTCTTTGCCCAAACGCCCGATAATTTGAACTCTATTTAAACTTGCCATTTTTATTCCTCTCTCTTTTGTGTAAATTTTCCAATGCGTGCAACTTGTTATGCTCTTTATTTGTCATCAACAACAAATTTTCAATTGAATTATTTGATTTATTATGGTCAATGTGATGGACAACCTCATTTGCAAATAACTTCCTGCCAATTTTTTGCTCCATCGCAACTACATGAACCAATCTATTTTTATGCTCTCCTCTCGTATATATGACATAGCCTGATTGTTTTACAGAAAATCCTTTTGCGTATTTTTCGCCATGCAATAACTTTGATTGCCTGATTTTTTCTTTTTGTTCATCACTCATAGGAAATGACTTATTTTTTCTGCCAGTCCCCAACAATCCTTTCTTGCCTGCATTTTTTACGCCATCGGCCCTTGTTCTTAATATGCCCATCTCAAGCAATCTCAACCTAATAGTTGATTTGCTAATAGGCAAAATTTTAGCTATTTCAGAAATGCTTTTTTTCTCATCAATGTATAAAGTTTTAATATCCATCATAAATAAAGATTAGTTAATCATACGATATTATAACCATACTTTATTTAATGATGCCATTATTTTTTCCTAATAAGACTGCCAACAGGGCGAACCATAGTGGCAAGGTTTTAACGATAACCGATACCCATAATAGTATGAGGACAGGCGTTGATACCATCTCCAAAAATGTTTCAATGGTCATGGTAATTCCTTGATGTATGTTTCTACATCTTCTAAAAATTTAACTACTTCTTTTTCCATTTCAGCGATTAGCTCCTCATCTCTTGGCACTCTGATAACGAACAATCTTAGTGCCTCATTCTTAATGCGTGGGTCATAAGATATAAAGTCGCAGTATTGGCGGCCAGTCACCCATAGTTGGCATTGAATCTGCTTGTAATACTCAGCAGGGCATTTGCCATCCTTGATATACGCAATATGCGTTGTCGTATTAGGGCATTTAATCTCTACCAAGCCATCATCATCAACCAAGCCATCAGGCGATACGCCAAGCCATTCAATCGTTGGGTGCTTATGAAAGCCTGTCTTGGTTACAAAAGTTTCGCATAGGACCTCATAGGCCATGCGAGCTTGTGGCTCTGTGGCAGTTCCCCATTCCATACTTGAGTTGCTAAAACCTTCACCAATCTCTTGGGTTAGGCGTTCCGCAACAATCTTTTCCAAGTATGACTGGCGAGTTTTGCCTGCGCCCTTTGCCATAACCGCCGCTATTGAGCTTGCGGATACATGGCCCAATTTTGCCTTGCGCCATTGCTCACTTCCTTGCTCAACCTCTAAAGCATCCTGAATAATCATTTCAATACCTCTGCTGATTTAAGTTCGCCTGTTTCGCCATCAAATCTAAATAGGATATTTGGAATTTTTTTTCTATCTCCAACGACAGTGGGGTATGGACTATTTTGAAAATGATGAAGTTGAATGTGTTCTTTTACATCAACATCAGGCTTTGGTTCAGGTTTGATGCGGTATTCATAAGTATCTGCATATCCCCAATTTCCATCAAAATCTACCCAATCATAGAGGTGCTGATTTTCTGTATCAATATATCGTTCTTCAATCTCAGCACCATCAGCCCATGCTTTGATTAGTTCTGCGTGTTTATGTGGTTTCATCTATCGCCTTTCTTATAGATTGCGTATGCGGCCAGTGCGATTAAAAATCCGACTGCCATAATATCTAGGCCAGTAATCATCATCCGAATGTCACCTCTAATAGGCTTGCCATGATTTCAATTTGATCTGCAATCCAATCTCCGCCGCATCCTTTGTATGGCTCCCAAGCGTTAAGCGTTTCATCCCATTTGCTTTCACGAACTAGATAGCAAATATCTTCAAATGAAATATTCTGTGGGTAAGTTTCGAGATAGTGACTAACTGCGAAAGCCAATGCTTTTTGTCTAAGCTCTGTCATTTTTTTCCTTTCGTGTGATAAGTATTATATTACTTTTCCAATGCTTTGCGGAGAGATTCCATAAACTTTGCGGCCTCATTGCTTGCTAGTGTGGCCATCTTTATTGCCTGCTCTCCCTTGCCAGTTGTGATTGCTAAAGTGTAAGCAGTATTGAGTGCCGCCTTAGCGTTCTGATAATGCTCTGCATAATCTTTTAATGTATCTTTTTGCACGAATAAACCTCTTTTTGATTTCTGAATTTTTCTAAATAACCACAATCCTGCTTGATATTATAAATTGCCGCCTGCTCACCAATAATCAAACCAATAGTGATGGCAATCAAAATGTGCATTAGTTTATTCATTAAAGTTGAACCCACGATAGTGATAGATTGACCATTTAACGCCTTTATCGCCATAAGCGATTTCTGTAGAAATATCATGCCCATACCTTTTTAGCTGATGAATTACTGCCGCCAAGCGTGTCACGCCATAGTCTTGGATGGCTTCCCAAGATGTGATTTTTTTCTGTGTTTGCAAGTGGTTCAAAATCATGTCAATCTTTTTCATTTGCCTACTCCTTTGTTTAAGTCATTCAAATACTGCTCCGCCTTCTTTGTCATACTTAAAAACTTAGTGCGGCCATCACGCTCACTTTGCTCTACCTTTAAAAATCCATCTTTAATAGATTCCATTAGAGCCTTGTGAATTGTTGCGTGGCAACCAACCTTGGCTATCTTTGCAATGGCCATCAGTTGAGTGATGGTCATTTTTGCAGAGCCTTCCCATTCTTTTACTGCGCCAACCATAAAGCATTGATAGTTATTTAAACCATGTAGCTCTCTGACCTTGGCAATCTTGTATCCGTTAATCATTCTTGCGCCTCAGGTTTGATTGATAGTAGTTGCTTGCGCTTTTCATCCTTGACCTTTTCTAACTCTGCCTGTTTGGCAGGATGGTTTGCGAAGGCTTTGTATGCCGCAATCCAGTTGGCCTTTAGCTCTGCCTCAGTTGTTGAGCTATTTAGTTGCACCTTATATGCTTCAGTATCAACAACATCAACTGTTTCAGACGGCAGGTCTTCTCCGCTATAAATATAAATTCCCAAGCCAAACATAGCTAAGTTCTTTACAAGGCATCTCATTAAAGTTTTATTAATGTCGGCCATTGAATAGGCATCACAAATCTTATCGCCGCTTTTTGTTTTGTAGGTGTAAGGCTCATCCTTCATTGCCTTATTTGCACCATCCATCACATGAAGCCACATCTCATGCGTAATATCATCAACAGTCACTTTCGTGTAAACCATTGCGCCTGCCTTGCTTTCAAAGTATGGCAATCCTGTTGATGGGTTCTTAATAATTTCATAAGTTGCAGTTGGATTATTTTGTTTAAAAATATCCCATGCCCAAGCCCATGATAAATATGACAGGCCATTCTTTTTCTCGATGTGTGTGCCAACATCTAGCTTGCGTAACTCTAAAAACTTGCTCATTTAATTTCCTTTCGTGTGATTAATTTATACCAAGCCAATCGGATTGATAGAGATGTATTATACCCCCAATCCTTATACATTCTGAAAAACTTATAAAATCTAATCATCTCAATCTCCAATCAGGTCAATAATTGAATCAATCTCCGCTTGGCATAACTTTTTCATTATTGCCAACATGGCCGCATCATCTCCTTTAATGTATGAGCGCAATAGCATGCCTGACTTCTCATATACCTTATCGCCAAGGTCATTGCTCTCAAATGGGCTTGTATGATAGTTATTCAATGCGCCATAACTGAGCTTTGTATTATTGAGAATCGCATCGCATACCTGCTCGTGTAAGTCCTCATAATCATCAAGCTCTGATTCATGTGCATCCGCTAGTTTTTCCAAGTAATCTAGTTTCATAATTAAAATCCCCCTGTGCGTAATACATAAACAATGGACAAAGTTGCGCCGCCAATCAAACCAAACATTCCTGCGTATAGTGTGTCCTTCATTTTTATACCCCCTCAGTTGCTTTAACAATTTCAACAAACTCTACTGTGCCATGCGACATTCTTGCCGCTTTTTTTGCTAACTCTTCGCTACCTGCAAAGCCTGTAAAAGTATTCCATTGGTTTTTAATGATGTAAGCGTGGGTATAATTTCTTTTTGAGTCCTTAGAAATTGTTACTCCGTTTGAAAATGTTGCGCTATATTTCATTTTGTTTCCTTTCGTGTGTGTATGAATAGAATAATATAGATGTATTACAGTAATTGCAAGCATTTTCATAACTTTTTTACATTTATTTATCCTTTTTAAATCAAACACTTAGCTATTTTAACCAATAAATTGCATAAAAATATGATAAATCTAACCCTAAATTACCCCCCTTCTGTTAATACTTATTGGGGATTTCATGGCCATAGGCGGTATCTAACAAAAAAGGCAAATGACTTTAAGGCCCATGTATCAGAAAAAGTTATCGAGGCCTGCGCACCCAAGCTAGGCAAGGCACGCATTGAACTCACTATTACATTGTGTCCGCCTGATAAGCGCACTAGAGATTTGGATAATGTGCTGAAGAGCTTGATTGATGCTATATGCCAAGCAGGTGTCATAGATGATGATGAGCAGGTTGATGTTCTTATGGTTCAACGAGGCGATATAGTAAAAGGCGGCAAAGCATTAGTGATGATTGAAGTATTGCCACCAAAGTAAAAAGTGTGTATATAATAGATTGTGGCTAGTTAAGGATTTAACGAAAAGCAATCTAGTCAATTGCCTGCCACGCCTACTAACGACTACCTTTTGACCGAGGAAAATATGCTTAAATTCCCCACCCAATTAGGGCTTGAAATATATGTTACTCAAGCAGGTTTAATTTGCTTTGAGCAAG